TGTGCGTGATAGATTTTTAGAAAATAATGTTACTGATACTTGGTTTGCTCAATTAAAAGATAACCATTCTAATAAATGGTTAGAGTTAGTAACTAAAGATAAACCTGAATATGAAATAGTTCCTGAAAACTCACGTATTGTTAATAGATTTGTGCTAAAAGCTGTAGGGCATCTAATTTTTGGATGCAGGAAACATAATTATCATGAGTATTTACTTAATTTCAGTCATATTTATCATAGAAATTCTAGTGAGTTAAGAGGGCATGAGAGTTTTCCTAGTGGTAGATTTGAGTTTTCTTTACTCAATAGTAAAGAATTAAATGCAAACCCAATTGATGAAATATGGGTAGGCAATAGGCCTAGTAATCAATCACTTGAAATGATTACTGGTGTTTGCAGTGAAGAAGATAATAATGATATTGTGTGGAATCACAATGCTTTAAGTGCTGTAGAAGAGTTTGGCTATCCAATTACTAAGTCTGTAAGCATCTTGAAGTTATTGAAAGATCAGCAGATTGCTATTGGTCCTGTGCTAATACCAAATGCTGAGGATTTGCAAGGTGATACTGTATTAGAAGAAGATGTAGAAAGAGCAGCACATAAAAGTATGGAACAGTTATTACCTATACAAGTAATGCACGACGGCGAAAAAGTAGATGCTGTTAGAGTAGAATCGTATGTATATAGGAATTTCGGCAAACGAGTTCCTGAAGGCACATGGATTTCTGCTGTTAAAGTTAGAGATAAACGAGTGTGGGACATGATTAAAGAAGGCAAGTTACGTGGGTTTTCTATAGGTGGTACTGGGACTAGACATAAACCTGTTTAGAAGGTTGTGATAGTTTATGGCAGATAATGCAGAAGAAAGAGAAAATTTCATATTAAGAAACATAGAGCCAAAAGAGCTTAGTTTAGTAGATAATCCGGCTATCAACGAAGGCTGGATTGTTTTGAAAAGAGATACAAGTAAAGACAAGGAGTTGGAACTAGATATGTCTGATGAAAAAGTAAAAGAAAGCCAGGAAGATGTGGTTAAGATGAGTATTAAGGAAGCGGCTACTAAAGCTGCATCTATATTAGAGGGAGCTACTGGCGGAGAGGCAAAGGATGAACAACGGCTTAAGTTACTTATAGGTAACCTAAAATCTCTCGGTGGTGTAGCAAAGACTGAAGATGAAGAGGAAAGTGTTAATAAGCTAGATGCTGCTATAGCAAGGATGGAAGTTCCGGATAGCGATGTAGAGAAATCTGGTAAGAAAGTGTCTAAGGAAACTGCAGCTACTTTATCTGAGGTAGCAATGGCTTTGAAAAAGTCAGTTAAGTCTATTGATAGTATTCTTAAGGGTGTAACAGTCTCTACGCCTGCTACTAACAAAGATGAATCAGTAGAGAAAAAAGAATATGAAGTGGTAGCAAATGTTGACGTTGAGAGCCAATTATCAGATATTTTGAAGGCTTATAAAGAAGGACTTTTGTCCGATGAAGAAGTTGGTAGTGTACTAACTTCATTTAGCGAATGATGTACATATTTTTTGGGGGTGTATAGTAAATGAGTATGAAACAGAAATTGCAAGAACTATCTGATTTGCATGCTGTCGCTAAACAAAGAAGTGACAGTGCTGAATTAGAAAAGCGCATGGAAGAACAAGTAAATAATAGGCTGGATGAGTTTAAGAAAAAGTTTGATGAAGAAGATGCAACTGGTAAAGACCCCGTTTATGAGTATGAAGATGATGTAGATACTAGACCAGAGCATGCTACTATAAGAAAGATGGTGGAAACACCTCATGGCATGCAAGGTGATAACCAGAATTTAGCAGAGGATTTGCAGAGATGGAATGATAAAGTACTTATTACTTCTCAGATAATGAAACGTCATCCATCACAATTGACTATCTACCGTAAGTTTGCTAATAGAGAAAGCGAATTGTCAAAAGCTCTGGATACTGCTACTAGTGGACAGGGGTCTGATTGGATGCCAACAGAGTTTAGTGCTGAGTTTATTCAGCGTATGGAATCTAATTATAAAATCGCTAATACTATTAAGCGTGTTACTGTACCTAGAGGTATTGATAAATTAAAGTTGCCCGGTGCTGGTACTGCTGCTAGTATTTATAAACTCACTGGCTCAAGTGCTGATGATATAACTAAGATTCAGGCAACTACTCCAGGCACTCGTAATGTGGAACTAGACCCTGTTAAGATTGGTGCTCGAGTGGAAGTGGAAACGGAAATGGAGA